GCGTTGATAAGAAGTGCGAACAAGCCTTTAAAATTCACGAAACAGATAAATCGGGTCTTTCCATTATTATCACAAAAAAACGAAAGATGATGATAAGTAAGCATCTTGTAGCAGAAGTGAGTTTGTCATTTTATTCTAGTTACACGAAACAAACAGAACAATTTACCTTTAAACCATCCGTGATAGAATTCAAGGAACACAATTCTACACATTATTCAGTTTATTCAAAAGAATTAACTCAATTAAATGAACAAATTATTAGTAATAATCAGTATTTTTTACAGAACCTCATAAGGGTTTATAAAAACGTACACTCTTTTATGAAGATATCCTATGAATATTTAATTCAGTGTATTCAAAAATTGGATGTTATGAATACAAAATGTGAAATTACAAAAAAATATAATTATTCAAAACCTGTCTTGGTAAAAAGTGACCAATCCTTTCTTAGTGCTACGAAGTTGAGACACGCGCTCATTGAGCATTTGGATAAAAATGAGGCCTATGTACCTAATGATATTTGTCTCGGAAAAGAAACAAAGGGTATCCTATTGTTTGGAACAAACGCGGTCGGGAAGACAAGTCTAATTAAATCAATTGGTATATGCATTATTATGGCCCAAGCCGGTCTTTATGTTCCGTGTAATTTAGAATATTGTCCATATGAATATATTTTTACCCGTATTATTGGAAATGATAATATTTTCAAAGGTCTATCTACCTTTTCTGTAGAAATGAGTGAACTTCGCGTTATTTTACAGAAATGCAATGGACGTTCTCTTATTTTAGGTGATGAGTTATGTTCTGGTACTGAAATAGATAGCGCGTTAAGTATTTTTATTTCTGGACTAGAACATATGTACGAAAAGAATAGCAGTTTTATTTTTGCTACACACTTTCATACTATACAAAATTTTAAAGAAATAAAGGAAATGACTCGTCTGGCTATGAAGCATTTAACGGTTGAATACAATCAAGAAATTAAAAAATTGGTTTATGGACGGGTTCTACAAGATGGCGCAGGCGAAAGTGTATATGGTCTAGAAGTATGTAAATCATTAATGTTGTCAGACACATTTTTGAAGCGAGCCTATGAAATAAGAAATAAATACTGTAATAAGACATCTGTATTAACAATGAAACAAAGCACATATAATAAGGATAAACTTCGCGGTATTTGCGAGTTTTGCAAAGAGAATATGGGGACTGAAATACATCATTTAAAATATCAAAAAAATGCTGTAAATTCTCACATAGATACTATGCAAGTAGACCATTTGTCAAATCTTGCAAATATTTGCGAAAACTGTCACAGGCATATACACGCGCTTCATCTTGTGTATGAAAAAAAGAAAAATATGGAAGGAGGGTATAGTATAATTCTTAAACATTTATAATAAAATTGATTTGAAAATAATATGTATAATTAGAATAAAATGCTCATTCCTGTAAAATGTTTTACGTGTGGAAAAGTGATTGGCGATAAATACAACTATTATCTCTCGGAAATTTCCAAGAGAAAGGGTTATGTTAAGGAAGAAGAAATTCAGTACTTGGATGAAAGCAGTATTGATAAAACGGTTGAAGGTGTTATTTTGGATGAATTGAAATTAACAGATATGTGTTGCAGGAGACATTTTCTTACACACGTAAATATATTCTAATATAATAATGGTAAAGACTTATAAACGTAAATTATCAAAACGTAAAACAAAAAGAAGAGGTAAAGGAAAGAATTTAGTAGGAGGAGGATTTAGTGAAGCAGGTTCTATGATTTCTTATCTTTTTAATAGTGGGGTAAATATTTTTACAATTCCTCCTCCTACAATGAGTTCTGGTGACCCGAGAATATCAAACCAATTTATTTGACAAAATAATATTTGAATATTATAATGGCACGTTTTAAGAAACCCGAAATTTCTCCCTTTAATCTTCGTAAAATGTGTACTCCTGCAACCATTTACTTTGTAATTTCCCTAGTTGCACTAATTCTTTTAGGAATCTCCAATCTAAATTCATCTGATCGTTTATGTATAGGCGATTATAGTTGTTATGTAGGAAACAATACCATTGTCTTTGTATTGAACGCCATTTATATATTATTCTGGACCTTTATTTTGGATTTGTTGTGCAAGGGTGGTTATGGTTCATTATCGTGGTTTATTTTGCTTTTACCTTTTATCCTCACATTTTTATTTTTAACTATGATTATGATTAAAAGTCCATAATTAGACAAGTAAATATATATAAAAAATAATAATCTAAAATATAAAAGATGAGTATAGAAGATTATCATTTTTCATTTATTGATAGATATTTTAAAGAAACATCTTTAGTAGAACATCATATAAGCTCTTGTGATAATTTTTATGATGTAAGTATTCCAAAAATATTTGCAGATATGAATCCTATTAGGTACTATGGAATTATGGAATTAGATAAATATAAATACAGCGCAAGAATTTATATTGGAGGAAAAAATACGGATAAAATTTATTACGGTAAACCTATTGTGTTTGACGAAAATAATCAACATTATATGTTTCCAAACGAAGCGAGACTACGGAATATGACCTATGGTATATCCATTCATTATGACGTGGATATAGAGTTGGATGTTTTAGAAGGAGATGAAATTATAACAATTGAAAAAAGAATGCCCCAAGGTGACACGCATTATTTCCTTGGAATGTTCCCCATAATGGTTCAGTCTAAATTATGTGTTTTGAAAAATATGCCACGCGAAACTCGCTTTTATATGGGCGAATGTAAAAATGATTATGGTGGCTATTTTATTATAGACGGAAAAGAAAAGGTTTTAATACCGCAAGAGTATTTTGGTAATAATCTCATCTATACAAGACTAGTAAAAGATAACAAGCACGATTTTTCTGTAGAAATCCGTTCTGTTTCTGAAGATATATCTAAACCCCGTAGAACTTTAGCAATCAGACGTGTTATGGCGAGCAACTCATTATCAAACGAACACTTTTTAGTATTTATACCTGATGTTCGTCAACCGGTTCCACTTTTTATTTTAATGAGGGCGCTTGGTATTCTAAGTGATAAGGATATTTGCAAAACAATATTATTGGATATTGAAAAAAATAAACAATATTTGGAATTATTGCGACCTTCTATTCACGATGCAGGGTGCGTGTTTAACCAGAAAAATGCGCTTGAATATATTGGGTCGTTTACCAAGTATCAAACAATCCATTCAGCCTATAAGTGTCTCGTCAATCAATTATTACCACACGTAGGTGAAATGAATTTTAAATCAAAGGCTTGTTTTATTGGACATATGGTTTTTGAATTACTAAAAGTCATAAAAAAAGATGACCCGCCTACAGACCGTGATAACTATAAGTATAAAAGAGTTCAAACGACAGGAGAACTTATGAAGGACCTTTTTATTGAATATTCAAAGGAAATGTATACCGAAATTTATAAGGATATTGATAAAGAATTATATTACCACGAAGGAACCTATAAAGATGAAGAACCGGTGACAGATAAAAATTATAAGTTTTTAAATCTATTCGTAGATGAGTATTTTAATAAAAGGATTTTAGAGGAGGGCTTTCGTAAGGGTTTCAAAGGTAATTGGGGGTCAAAAGCGCATACAAAAAAGGTAGGAGTCATTCAATCTTTAAACAGACTTACCTATCATTCCTTTTTGAGTCATATGCGCAGAGTAGATTTGGATATTGACGATTCTAATAAGTTAGTTGGACCGCATTTATTGCACGGGTCGCAATTCGGTTTATTTGACCCCATTGATGTAGGTGGTAGTGTCGGCATTGATAAACAAATGGCGGTTTTATGTAAATTTACAAAACATATTTCTATTCACGACATTTCAAATTGGATTCAGGAACATATGACAGAGGATGATGTTAAAATAAATTACATTGAAGAAGCAGACTATGAAGACCTTGAAATTAATACCAAGCTATTTATTAACGGGGTTTGGATAGGCTTTATAAAAGACCCTATTAAATTCAAAAGAAAATTTATTCTTTCGCGAAGAATTGGATTGTTATCACCCTTTATAAGTATTTCATTTAATATGAAGTACAAGACCATTTATATATTTAGCGATGAAGGGCGTGTAGTAAGACCGCTCTTTTATTTTGATAACCAACAAGTAAGTTACGGCAAAGACAAAGACAAACGCTCTTGGAGTCAGTGTGTAAATGGTCTTTTTAATACAAAGGCCGAACCTTTTTTATCAAAAAAAGTATTAGACAATAAATCGTCCAAGGATATTATGGATGGTCGGTGTATGATTGAATATCTTGACAATTCTGAGGTAGATATGTGTTATATTACAACATCACTTGATAATGTTGGTCAAAATCACGAATATACTCATCTAGAAATACATCCATCTGTTATTTTCGGTATTATGGGAAATCAAGTTGTATTTCCAGAAAATAGCGCTCTTGCTCGTAATGATTACAGTTGTATTCAAGGGAGACAAGCCATTTCTATTTATCATACTAATTTTTTACATAGGATTGATACAACTGGCGTTGTTATTAACTATGGACAGAAGCCTCTGGTTAAAAGCAGATATACAAAATTTATTAACAATGAAGAACATCCTTACGGTGAAAATGCAATCATTGCGATAATGGCGCACACAGGATACAATGTAGAAGATTCTATTTTAATAAATGAATCTGCTGTAAAAAGAGGGTTGTTCAATATTACCTATTATAGTATGTACGAAACTTATGAGGAAACCACTAAGTTAGGAGTAAGTAGCGAAAAAAGAATAGGAAATGTATTAAATTATGGAGCCAAAGGAACAAAACCTGGATATAACTATAATGAACTAGGCGAGAATGGTATTATTAAAGTAAACACTATTATTGATGAAAAAACGGTTATTATTGGAAGGATACAATACCAATTAGAGAATCCAAATGAAGTCACTGATGCAAGTATCTTTTCAAGTAAAGGTCAAAGTGGAATTGTAGATAGGGTATATTTAACCGACAATGTGGAAGGGAGACGAATTGCAAAGGTTCGGATTCGCGAAGAAAGACGGCCTTGTATTGGAGACAAATTTTCTAGTAGATGCGGTCAAAAAGGAACTATCGGTACTCTTATACCAGAAGAGAATATGCCTTTTACAAAAGATGGTATAAGACCCGACCTTATTATTAATCCACATTGTATGCCAAGTAGAATGACTATCAATCAATTAATTGAATGCTTATTCTGTAAAATGGCGGTTCAAAAGGGTACTTCTATTGACTCCACGCCCTTTGTAAATAAAGGTTCAAAACATAAATTGGTGGGAACATTATTAAAAGAGTTTGGATGTCATTCTTCGGGAAATGAACTTTTATACAACGGAATGACTGGCGAGCAAATAGAAAGCGACATTTATATGGGTCCTACTTACTACACGCGTCTAAAGCATATGACCCAAGATAAAATAAACTACAGAGCAGGTGGTCCAAGAGTTGCTTTGACGAGACAAACCAACCACGGAAGAAGTAAGGATGGAGGACTAAAGATTGGTGATATGGAAAGAGATTCTATTGTTTCTCACGGAATGAGTGCATTTATGTGTGACTCTATGATGAAACGTGGTGATGCTTATCGTATGGCTATCTGTAATCATTCCGGTACAATTGCTATCTATAACAAGGAACAAAATAATTTTTATAGTCCTATTGTTGACGGACCACTGGCCTTTGAGAAAACAGATTCCGAGACATTAACCCCGTCCTTAATTACAAAATATGGAAGGGAATTTAGCATTGTAGAAGTACCGTATTGTCTAAAATTATTAATACACGAATTAACTGCAATGAATATTCAAATGAGACTAATTACATCTGATAACATAGAAAATTTAACCTCTTATGGTAAACATAATTTGGGTAAATTAAATAAATTTATAGAAAGAGCCGAGAACTTTGAACCTGAGAACTTTGAACCTGTTGCTTTAAAACCATTGCCTTTAAAACCTAAAGCGTTGAAACCAAAGACCGTAACTATAAATCCAACTGTTACAGAACTAGATGTAAACGAACAAAAGGCTCTGTTTCACGATATAGAAAGACTTAAAAAAAATAATATATACTCTCCTGCAGAAGAAGAAAAAAGCAAACAAAGTATTTTAGAATTAAAAAGGGAACTAAAGGAAGGAAATATTAGCCAGGAAGATTATAACAAATTATTAATACCTGAAATAAAAGAGAGTCCGTCTGATGAATCAAATATGTCTGATGAATTATCGGAAACCAATGTAACAAATGAGACAAATGTGTCTAATGTAACAAATGAGACAAATGTGTCAAATGAGACAAATGAGACAAATGAAACAAGTGAGTCTAATGAGTCAAATGACTCCAATGTATCAGATTCTGAACTACAAGAATATACACCTCAAGTAACCGAAACAAATAAGATTATAAAATTGATTTGATTTAAATATAAATGTAATGTTATATAAATGGAGTCCAAAAGCAGTTATCTAAACCAATTATATAAATCTCGTAATAATCTTATCTATTATCTTAAAAATATGGGATTTGATTGTGAAGAATACGAAAATTTTAGTATGGAAGAAGTAGACTCTATGCAAAAATATGAACAATTAAATTTCAAGGTTTCAAACTCAAATGAACAATGCTTTGTAAAATATATGACAGAAGATACGACGACTAAAAAGACGACTAGCAATCTCATCAAAAAGATTAACATTTCGGGTATTGTAAGTGAAGTGTTTTTAGATGAAGAAGTAATAAAAAATACGGACACTCTTGTTATTATTACGAATGAATATTCACAAGAAAGTATTCACAAAAGTCTTAAAAATATTTGGGAATTGGAACATTATTATGTTGTTATCTTTGACTTGAAACAATTACAGATTAATATTTTAAAACACAACTATGTTCCAAAGCACGTAAAACTAACAGACAAAGAAAAACAAGAACTGTACCTAAAAATAAATATAGAAAATGATAAACAATTACCTGAGATTAGCAGGTTTGACCCTGTTGCAAAAATTATCTTTCTACGACCTGATAATGTTTGTAAAATAACACGGTTTGATAAAATCTCGTATACAAATGAATATTTTAGGATATGTGTTTAATATTTATAGTATATAATGTCTTCTGAGGATATAATAAATCGTATTGATAAAAATAATTCAGCAGAGGAATTAAATAAAAATACGCAATCCATTTATGTTAACGACCTGGTCTACGTAATATGTAAAGTATTTTTATTTGTAGTATTAGGAATAATTTATGTAGTATTTTTTAAAAATACTGAAAATATGAAAAACGTTCTGGTGGATGCAAAAAATAATATAGTAGAAAAAATGAAGGCTATAAAACCAAGTGAAAAACCTACTGTAAACAAACCTACAAACTCTGTTGAGGTTAAGGCGACCAATAAACCAAATCCTTAATAATATATATAATATATAAATGGCGGTTTGTAATCAAGAGGCTATATTAAAAGAAATAAGAGGACTTAACGTCCAGGATTGCAAAGAAACTAAAAAAGAAAATTATTATCATCACACTTTTATAGAAACTGCGCCTCAACAAAGACAACGATATCCTTATCCATATAAATTAATTGATTGTGACGACACTTGTAAAAAAAAAATAAAATATAAAGTAGATCTTGCAAATAGGTCTGCAGTGTTTATTAAAAAAAATGAGGATGTGACAAAAGAAAGTAAAAATACTACAAATAAAGCATATACACTATTTTATATTTGGTTTATTGTTATGGTTGTCATTATTTACGTACTTATCATAGCAGTTTTTTCAGAAAATTCATATCATCCGCTAATGAATATTATTATTATCATTTTTTTAGTTTATATGTCTTATTACCTGTATCATAATTTATCTTTTGATTTATCATTCTAAATATATCTTTATAAATAAATGTCCTTTTATCGTTACAATGTAGAACGAAATGAATTACTTAAAACTTATGATGAGGCAGAAAAAAATGTAAACGGACCAAACCCATACGATGAGACCTATAAATCATACGAGTCAATACACAAAGAAACTGAAAATATATTATTAAGAGAACAAACCGTATTTATTATGACAAGTACTGTAACTGTCCTTTTAGTAACATATGCTCTACAACAATTGTAAAAATAATAGTATATGGTATATGGAATTTAATTATAATAATTTAGTTGATATCCCTACAGATAGTTCTAAAAATAATGAAATTATCCAAAAATTTAATAATATTTTAGAAAAAAATAATTTTAACAGTACTTTTAAAAAGAAACTTGATGCAATAAATACACAATTCAAAGAAGAAAGAGAACCTTATGACGAAATTGTTAATAAAATAAGATGGAATACTTATTATTATAAAAAATATCGCCAGCAAACAAAGATGTTATTTTTTATTATTTTTATATGCATTTTAATGATTGCTTTATCAAAATTACATTCACGATATCCTTACTTTGATGAGAAGGCATATAGTTTGGTTATTGGTATTATATTAGGTTTGGTCTTTATTCGCGTCTTTCTTGAATTATGGGACCTTTATATTAGAGATAATAAAAATTTTGATGAATATGATTATTCTGTTTATGGAAAACCATCAGGAAATATAACTGAACTCAACGAGAAAAGTAACATAGATATTAAAATCTGCAACAAACCAATAACACCTGAATCTATTAACTCTTCATTTTTAAATAAATATGTTTAAGTATATAATGGCTTCTAACATTAGAGGTTCTACTATAGTTGATGATTTAAATTCATTGATTACGGACTTGAATAATAATAAACAATCAAGGGACACTGACCTAATTTATTATAATATTATGATGGAATATGACAATTTCTTAACTGATATTGCTTTTTCTGATAAAGTAGATGATTTAGCTGACCCTTTAACAAGTGGCTACAATTCTATTAATGGGAAAAAAAATATGATACAAGATAAAAAAATAAACATTAATACATATTATAGAAAACTCTATGATAAAAAAATTAAAATAATGAAAGAAATTATTATTATCTGCTGTCTAGGATTAATAGGTTGTTTTCTTTTAAATAAACAACTCATAGGCGATAAGTTATTTTCTATGTATTTAGGACTTGTATTGTCTATAGGATTTATAGTAGTTTTTTATGACCTATGGGACCTTTATATTAGAGATAATAAAAATTTTGACGAATATGACTATAGTGTATACAAACGGGATATATCTAATAATATAGTTTCAACAATAAAGATGCCAATAGATTTTGACTCGGAGAACAATTGTTAATTGTTAAAATATTTTAATATATCATATGCCAGAATATACTGATACCCGTTCCTATGCGGCATTTAAAGATGGCTATAATGCAGGTGTCGCGCGTGACGAACAATCCAAAGATCGCATTTTATCAAGAGCAAATCAAGCATTATATGAAGATTGTAAAAAATATAGTACAATTTCTTCAAAGGATATCAATTATTTTGCTCCGCCCACTGTAAAAGCAGAAAGCACGGAAAATTTATTTATCTTATACAAAAATGATGTTGAATTTACAAACTCTTTTCAAGAACAAGTATTACAAGATGAAAGAAACTATTTTGAAAAAAAATACAGTAAATCCGTTTATAGATACTTACTTGAACAAAGAACGAAATATAATGCGGATAAAGATTTAATTATTGAGACAGATGTTTCTAAATGTCCTACAACCACGAATCCAGGGACATCTGGAGGAAATAATGGAAATAGTTGCAAAAGCGAACAAGAAAAATGCACTAATACAGTTAATTCATTGTTTCAAAAATTAAGTAAATTTTATCCGTCTATATCAGCAGAAACAACCTTCAGAAAAATAGAATATCGCGATGCAGAGCACGAATTATTAATGACCATTAGCCATTTTATAAATATCATTTATTACGTCCTGCTTTTTATAATGATAATTTTATTAGCAAGTAGTAATAGATTGCTAATAAGGGAAAGGTTCTTAATCTATTTTTTATTAGTATTGTTGCCATTTTTATATCCATATCTATTTAATATCGGTAAAAAAATATTTAATTCGCTTTTTATCAGTAAGCCTATTCACGGTCCTAAAAACGCATTTGTAGAAATACCTCCACCAAATATTGACGGATTTAATAATTAACTTTCTATCTCTTCCAATGATAATTTACTCCAGCCTTCTTTTGGATAAGGTCCGAACTTTTTGATAAGATAATCTTTCAAATCTTTAATGGGTACAGTTTTACCGTTTCCGCCGTGATTCGCCATAAACCAATTTTTAAAGGCATCATTTATAACGGTAATCTTTAATTTATTTGGTTGAGGTGTCTCGTGAACCTTAAAGCATAGATTTATAAACTCCAAGTATATATCTTGCTTCTGTCTGTATTTCTCGCTCGCCACTTTCACTTCTTCGCAGTCATAGACTTTACCTTGAAGTTCATATGCAATTTCAGTTAGCATACTCAACATTACCGGTGCCCATTTCTCAAATTTTTCATCCAGTTTCTCGTCTACTGGAAATTGATGAGGATAAAGTTCATTAGGAAATTCAGGATCATTGTATGGATTCTCTGTAAACTTTGAATCAAATGGAACTAGACGAATACGACGCCACGTTCCATCATCATTACTTTTAAATTCAAATAAATTATTAGCGCACACTGCCAACTTAAACTGTGGAATAAAGGTGATACTTTCTTTGAATAACGCGCGACATTGAATCGGGTCACTACCTGTAATCTCTTTCATAATACCTTCGTTAATTACATCACCCTTTGTTGGCTCTTGCATCACTGCGTAGCGTGTTCCAACTAATTGACAAATTTCCGAAGAAGTAGAACCAATACCCGTCCTCTTTTGAGTGATTAGAGTAATCGGGACTGTCGCCTTGTACTGACCCAAAACCTTTGACATCAACTCTACTAATTTAGACTTACCATTTTTACCCGTTCCAATGTATATATTAAAGGTTTGGTTTGGATTATTACCTAACAAGGTCGAAGCCAAATGTTGCCACATATATTTTTTGATATTTTCATTCGGAAACAGTTGACTCATAAAACCATTCACTTCTTCAATGACATCAGGACAAATTCTTTTGTATTCTGAAAGAGGTTTATAATCAATACCGGTAGATAAACTAATATAATCATCGTGTCTTCCACGTCTATGTATCTTTGCTTTAAAATCAATCACATAATTATTGCACCCAAGCAAATAATTATTTGTATTTAGTTTTGCATAAAAGTCCTTATCGTGAAAGATGTCAATCGCTTCTCTCATAATATTATTTTTTCTCGCCGTATTTTTTAGTATATCTGCTGTAACCCCTGCGCTGTTTACATTCTTTTTCTGCTGATGAAACATCTCGGGTTTTAGTTGGTCATTGTGTTCGTTTGCAATCATTTTAACCCCCTCGTTCGTTATATCGGTATAAATCTTAAACATTTCTGTTGAAATTTTATTACGTAAACTAGAATCCGCATCAATGGTTTCCCAGTGATTATTACAAAACTCATACCATATTTTTTGTTTCGGGTTTGCACATACAAATATATCTTTATACATATGATATAAAATAATGGCCAAATCATAATCAGTATTATGACTGAAACTATATTTGACAAAATGACTCACTGTATTTTTGTATATTTTACGGTATTCTGTTTCATTAGATTCTTTGCACCAATAAATAATAGACCTCAGTGTAAGCCCATCTGTATTCTTATTAAACCCAATCCATTGCTCGTACATATCCATAATAGAATCATAATCAAAGGATTCTGACTGTGAACTAAATTTTACCCAAATCGTAAATAAACGAACATCCGTATTTTTTAGCGCCCATCCAACACGAATCCATTTCGCATAACTATTTGACCCCCAATATTCAGTAGGTAAAATCATAACATATTCATAAGCCTCTTGTAATTTGTGTTCTGCATAAGATAAACTACCCATTAGACCTTCAATATATTCGTCAAGTTCTTCCTTATTGCTAATTCTACACGGTGTCTTTGTAATAAATGCGGAACTTTCTAAAGTCTTCACTACCTTTACAGATTTTTTTCGTGTATTTATTGTAGATTCATATTCAGTCTGAATATCAGGATTGTTTTGCATAATAACCAAATTTTGATTACGAGCAGTTAAATTTTCAAAATTATCTAGAATCCAATCCATTATTACAGCCCTTTCTTTAATCTCCCAAGCATCCTCTACGACCGCCGCCGAAAAGATATACTTAAGTTTGTAATCTTCCTTTCCAGGCTTTTTTGAACCATATAATTGCCAATTAGAATATCCTTTTATCACAGATTCGTCAATCACATCTTCCCACGAATTTGTAATAGGAATGTCATTCCAAATGTTCTTAATTTCTTTAATCAAATAATTTCGTAAGATAATTTTACAAGTATAGTCCATTTTTACATTTATAATAATATGGATACCATCCTTCGTTTTATCTTCTTCCATATTGACATTATTTTTTTCCATTACATAACATTCAACCGTTTTCCCTCCATCTAACTTTATCTTTCGTATGCCATCTAAAATACAAACAATTATTTCTGTAATATGCTTTTTAGTATGCTGTCTCTCCTCAATATCTACATTATACCTAAAATCTAAATCAATGAGAATGGGTCCTTCGTCTAATTGTTTCTCTGTCAAAAACGCGTTTGTCTTATTGACTAGGACTGCTTTTTTATAAAGGGCGTAAAACTCATTTATATTCTCTAACGGTATAGAATAACATCCTCCGAAAACATTTAATTTTGTATCGCCAATCTTTGTATGTGTATGTTCGCCTCCTTTTGTTTGAAACTTTTTAAGAAAGGTGTCCATAGACATTCTTTTTAGATATATTATACTCTTTATTTTTATCTCAATTTTATTTCTAAATTTTTCAATTTAAAATTAAACGTACATAGTATTTATTATGAATCGTAATATAAAGCGTATTATTATTGATTATAAAGAAATATTAAATGACCCTATTGAAAGAATCTATTATATCCACGACGAGACAAATATATTAAAAGGTTACGCAATGATTATTGGTAGACAAGATACGCCTTATGAGGATGGATATTATTTTTTTGAATTTACATTTCCAGAAAATTACCCCTTTAGTCCGCCCCTTGTAACTTTTATTAATTATGACGGCACAACGCGATTTAATCCAAATTTATATATTGGCGGAAAGGTATGTCTTTCTATTCTAAATACTTGGGACGGAGAGAAATGGAGTTCTTGTCAATCTATAAAAAGCATTCTGCTTACTTTAAGCATTTTAATTTTAAACGAAGAACCTATATTAAATGAGCCAGGTATTACGCGGGAACATCCGTGTTTCAAAAACTATCACAAATTGATTGAATATAAAAACATTGAGATTTCTATTTTGAAATATTTAGAAGAGAAAAATTTACCCGAACCTTTTCAACCTTTTCATCCAATTATGATAGAACATTTTAAAACAAGATTTCCTTTTATATGCGATAAATTTAAAAATCGTAATAAAGAATTTTGTCATTTATCTATTTTCAATTCAAATGTAAATGTGTTAAATTATTGTTATTTAAACCTTATTTTAAACGATATGTATAATAGAATAAAAAATTGATTTTAAATAATTCATTATATTAATACATAGAATGAACTTTTGCGTGAAGTGCGACAATATGTATTATATGAAGATAGACTCAGAGGAAAATGGAAAACTTATTTATTATTGCCGTAATTGCGGTAACGAAGATTCAAACATTTCACTTTCAAACTTATGTGTCTCTACTTATGAAGAAAGTGACGCACAAAAAAATAATAAAATAAATGAATTTACAAAGTTTGACCCCACTTTACCACACGTTTATAATATTAAATGTCCGAATGATAATTGCGATTCAAATAAAAAGGATAAAGCTGCAGATGTTATTTATATTAGAGTGGATGATACAAATATGAAGTATATGTATTTATGTGTAAACTGTGACACAAGTTGGACGCCTTAAACGAGGTGCGGAAAGATTTCTTCTATCAATTCAATCACCATAAATAAAAATACAATCAGTTTATCTTCGCCTTCTAAACATATTTTTTTTGACCACGGGTTAAACCAGTATAAGAATAATAAAAGGGATGCATTATAATACAAGAATCTGATTCAAATATAAATATATAAGAACATATAAATAATAATAAAATATGCCAATAAAATATATCGTATTAAGCGAATCAAATCATTATGATTGGGTTGAGGGTTTTACAACATTAGCAGAAGCAAAAAAATTGTTGAAAATGGAAACCGAAACATATTATATATTCAAGTACGTTCATCAAAAAACAGAACCATTTCAAATGAAAATAAGATATCCTATTGGTGCACATTATGATTGTTTAACAATAAATGAATATAAAGATGAAGTATTTGAAGAAGACGATGATTATATTATTATTACACCAGATGATACCTGCGATAATGGTAGTTTAATTTTAACACATAAACCATATACGGAAAAGGTAAATCAAAATGTTGTTTTGAAAAAAGAAACAATTAAATCATCTGAATTAAGAAGAGGTGATATGTGTATTGTAAAAAATAAAATATATAAAATAACTGCTATATGGTTTGAACCTACACTAACAACAAATGGATTAAATCGTAATTGGAGATTTATATTATATTGCGAAGAAGATAAATCTACAATAGAAAGAATTTATCAACACGAATTTCAATTAGAACTTGATGTGAATTCTTATGTTGAAATGGAAATATAAACTAATATAAAGACTATTTTAAATTACGTCGTAAAAATGTCTTATGCAGAACAAGCAGAATTATACCGATAATTTTTTGTTGTATACAGGATATTTGGAGTATTTATGTTTTCAGTTACAATGGATAGTTCTTGGCTTATTCTATTTTTTGATTTTGTAAAAGAATATTTGTTTTTATTTGGAAAAAATTTCAACTATCTACCACCGTTTATAGTGTTAAAAATATTATTTGTGATTTTCTTACATACAATCTATAATCCTAACCATTATATTAAAAATTGAATATAAAATTAATATTAAATTATTATATAAAATGAGCGACGAAGAAATTGAAGATGAACTACTATCTGAAAGTGAAGAGTCTGAAAAAATATCAGATGAAGAAGATATGTTGGAATCCTCAGAAGACGAACAGATTATACCTGATGACATTGCAACCATAGACAATGATTCGGATGAAGAAGATGTCACTCATTTGTCAGATAGTTACAAAACAAAGTTTACAGATGAGATGAAAAAAAATCATTTGGCTTCCTTTCATCCTGAGGAAATTCACAAATCATTTGACGAAATTTATGCTCTTTCTATGATTACCCGAAATGAAGAGGGAGTTATTATTGATGCAAATCATAGAACTTATCCTATCCTTTCTAAATATGAAAAAACAAAGATTATAGGTTTAAGAGTGTCTCAATTAAATAAAGGCGCTGACCCGTATGTTGCTTTAAAGACAAAACTAATTTTGGATAATTCTCTTATTGCTGAAAAAGAATTACAAGAAAAAAAGTTACCCTTTATTATTATGAGACCATTACCTAACGGTAAATGTGAATATTGGAATGTAAATGACCTTGAATATCTTTAATTCTTATTTGATTTCTTTAGTTTATTTGATTTCTTTAGTTGATTTCTTTTTGATTCGTGGCAACTTTGCATTCAACAATTTTTCAATCCTTGAAATAAATAGATTATTTGGAATAGCCGTTCCATTTTCATAACCTTGAATAACTTGAACCGTTACACACAGTTTTTCGGCCAAGGACTTTTGACTCATTTTATTTGCAAGTCTTGCTTGTTGAATGGCAATCTTAAGGTCTGTTGTAATCTCTGCAGGAATAGTTAAATCTTCAAAATTCGTCTGAATCTCAGGAGGACGTTGAATATGAACTTCCTTTACTGGAATTGGTCTTGAAAGCATAACGGTCTTCCAATCAAAGTTAGGGTCTAGTTTTGTCTTTGACATTATAAATAAAAACATATTATATTTTTATATTCAATTTTATTTACGATTAGCATTTCCAACGATTGCCGCATTCTAAACAGGTTACAAATACAGTCATTGGTTCATCGGCAGACCGAGTTTGTGCCTGATAATAGGTACATCTGTTTTTTTTACAACGTCTGCATTCAAAAGTATCGGTGCTTGCTTCAATCTTGGGGAAATATTTATTTTCTAATCGTATCTTTTTATTGTCCATCATCTGTTTCCATTTTTCAGGATATATTTCTTGATGTGTCTTATAAGCGAGGTCCTTTGTAACCAAAGTTCCCGTTTTAATTTTCTCTTTTATTTCTTCCTTTTTAATCGTAAAGTAAATCATTTTGAATTTATCCAAGTAAATCTGTACGAAAAATGGATTGTCCCACCTTTTAATTATTTTATATTCTTCTGACTTGTCTATAGAATAATTAAATATACTCTTTTCAATATTCCGTGACATTACACTAGGAAATCCTAGTATTTTATCAATAGATTCAATGACTGTATTTCTCAGTTTCTCTGGATTATCGGAAATCATGTTAATACTGTTTGCGTTTATTTTTTATATTCAATTTTATTTCATTAAAATAATGAAAATACTAATTATTATTATTATATCCTATATAGTGATTAAAAGAATTTATAAAGGAATTAAAAATAAAAAATACAAGGTTCCAAAATGTGATGCAGATATCGTGATTGCTCCGTGTGGTATAAGAGGAACTTATACTGCAGGTATATGTCATTATTTAAAAAATCATTTTATTCTTACAGATAAAAAAATAGTGGGTTTTTCATCAGGGTCTATTAATAATCTATTTATAAATTTACATAATGAAAAAAACAATGAATTTTTAAAATCTTTAATGAAAAATAAATTGAATAATGATATAAAAGGATATCTTAAAAAAACTATTCAATCTATACATTCAGAGTTTACTGAAAAGGATTTTAATTTAAATGGTATTAATATTGGAGTATGTCATTCAGATGGATTACATATTTATAATAACTTTTTAAATCTAAAGGATGCATTAGATTGTTGTATGAGTAGTTCGTTTATTCCCTTTATTACTTATAAAGACCTTTTGTATTTTTATAAGTATAAATTGTCTTTAGATGGAGGCCTTTTTTATAGGTCTTATATAAAAAATAATCATTCACTTATTATCAATCATTATATGTTTAATAGGTATAACGTTCCACATATGCATATTAGCGGTATTCGTACAAAAAATGTAAACGTCTATCAAATGTATATAAACGGTTATAATGATGCCCGTAATAATCACGATTATTTTTTAAAATATTTAACTCCTTTATAACTCGGGCTCCGGTTCATATTCTTCCTTTATTAATTCCTTTTCGTCAGGTGGTATTGTTTCTTCTAAAACCACATCCAATTTTATTGTTTCCCATTCATTCAAGGTTAAATTTGCAAGTTGATTATTTACTCTTTTTAAAATACACAATGTTCCAAAGAATTGCTCTTCCTTTAAAGGGTCAGGCAAAATTGCCTTATTTTCGCACACTGCCTTTCCTTTTCTTTTTCCGTACAATTCATAAATAAAATCATTCCTCCAAGCATACAATAGTTCAAAATTGTTATTGTTTCTATAATTGCAAATACTATATAACTTTTCAACCGATTTAATCTTTTTTTCTGTAATACTTCCATCCTTTTCAATCATAAGAATGGTAATATCGGACATTATAAGAATAACACATTTTTTTTTATATTCATTTATGTATAAAGATTTCTCAATAGTGTTAGTAATGAGAGTTTACGTAGAACACGATTTTTCTAACGTAGACGTTGAGTATGAAAATAAATTTACACAAAGGATAATTTATTCAAACAGTGGAATCTATACTTTTATAAAAGATGGATTTTATAAAAGTATTGATGAATCTACTATAAGTGTCGTTCCTTTTAAAACAATTACATTTTTGGTAGAAAAAAGTAATATTACTTATGGCGAACCTATTTATCATATACCGTTTCAACACGTCTACTGTGAAGAGGTTATTCATACAAAGACAATTGATACAGGTATTAAGTTTTGTAAAAAGGAATATTTAGACCAAAAGGAATATTATTTTGAAATTTCCGGAATATTAGAATCGTTTATGTTTGCAAAAATGTTTAGTTTCTTAATTTAATGATAAAGATTATTATAATAACAATTGTTCTTCTTTTATTTATACAATTTGTATTATATTATTGCAATGTGGACCTGTTTAAGTTTTATATAAATAAACAAGACAATGATAAACAAGAAAACAATACAAATATATCAAATGAACTGGACGAAACAAAGGAAATTTTAAAGGGGTTTGTAAATGAACTTAAACAATATGATAATATTATTTGAATGGAATTACTTCAAAACAACTTCCCTAACATTGAAATACAAAAATACGAATTGGTTCATTCTCTTTCAAAACATCAATGCTTACTTATACCTTCAGGCCCCAAATATTTTGCCTGGTTTACTTATTACGAAAAAAACCCTATTTGTCTATTTTTACCTATAGAAAATAATCAAATACAAAAATTGGTTCATTGTTTTGTTGCATTTAAAGAGGAGTTGTGTAAAGGTTTAGGAACTATTTTATATGGAACTCTTTTAGATAATAGATTTATTGCAGAGAATGTATATTATAAAAACGTAAAAATTAATGCATCTTACAATGAAAAATTGGTCCTGATAAAGGATATACTTTCTTGTATAAACTTTAGCAATTATTCAAAAAGCATATCCTTTAATTTTCCCTTTATTTGTAAACAGCGTTTTATTTTAGAAGCGTCTAATATGCCATATAACGTATATGGTATATTACAACTTTTTAACACACCCAAACTTTATATTTTGCATAAAAAGGTAAGAACATTTTTAGCAAAAAAAAGAGAAGAAACAGAAGATGTTTACGAACTTTATGCGTACGATGAAAGACATCAACTTCAATTTATTTCTACTGCGTTGATTAATGATTTTAAGACAAGTTTTTTTATGAAAAATAATATGTTCAAAAATAAACACAATTACAAAAATATAGAATTAAGTGATTCGGAAGAAGAGGAATATTTAGGAGATATTGTTGTTTCTTGTATTTTCATCCCAGAATTTAAAAGATGGAAGCCGTATTCCACAAAAAATAAAAATATTGATACAATTAAGGAAATCAAAATGACCGAAAAAAAAAATATTTATATATGATATAATGGAAGTTACTGGTTATGACCAAAATGCACAACTTGAAGGTGAAGTAGGTAAGGTAGGCGGTATGTCTGGAGGTAATGCCCATTACAAGGCGAAAGGCAACGCCATGTCTGGTGGTAGACGCAGACGCACTGGAAAGAAGACCAAGTCGTACAGAAAGACCAAGAATATGTCCAAAAGTAAGCAGCGCACCCAAAGATCTCGCAGACAGAGACAGCGCAGACATTAAATATTAATTGTTAAATACGCTATTAATAATTTTACTTTTTTCTATCTTATTACCTCTTTTTAATACTATTTTATTATCATAAATAGTCTCAAAATCATTACTATCTTCGTGTAGTTCAGGATAAATTTTGGTAAGAGGCTTTTCAATAATAAGCAACAGCCTTTCATAGGTAAGAAGTTGTCTGTATTCTTGAATATCTAAATTACCCATAAATTTATTTAATACATAATAGGGATTTGGTGCAAATTTTATATTTTTATTGTAATTATAAATTTTGCCATAAATAAAGTTAAGGAGTTGATATCTTTCGTATTTTGTACTATCGTCTATGTGTTCATTAAATAAATAACTACACGCGCATTCTGGACTGCAAAAGCAACCATAGACATTGTATTTTTCCTTGTAATATAAACTCGGTATGTAAATAGGAAGTGATTCAAAATCACAAGTACACCAAAAACACGCCGACTTTTTATTAATACTATTTGTATTCAATGATTTTTCAAGTTCTTCCAATTTAGTATAAATTGATTTTTTTTGCTTATCTACCTTTAGGTCCTTCTTTTCTTCTTCTAAAGGGCTATGCGATTCAACCTTTTCATATAAACTATCTTTTTCAAAGGGCTCAACATTACATAAATTTGGATTATAAGATGTTACATCTTGAAAGGAGTTTATATCGGAGAGTTTACACTTCAAATGTAAAATAATATTTTTCTTTTCTACATTAGTATTTACATATTTTATTTCATTCTTTACGATTTTTCCACCCTTGGGTTTACGCCCCCTTTTTTTATGGACCTTTTCAGGATTTTGTGTATCATCGTTCATTTCTAATTTCTAACTCTTTCAATTTATATTCTTTTCATAATGAATATAAAAGATGAAGTCATAAAATAATAATGAGACCATGGATTGAAAAATATAGACCCATTGAACTAGAAAATATTATTATTGATAATGTAACGCAAAAAATATTTACAAACCTAATTAAAAACCAATTATTTCCCAATATGCTTTTCTATGGACCCCCTGGTACCGGAAAAACGACAACCATTTTATGCTTGTTAAAACGTATCAAGGATACATACGGATATAACAATGTCATTCATTTAAATGCATCAGACGAAAGAGGTATTGAGGTCATACGCAACCAAATCTATAATTTTATTTATTCAAAGAGTCTCTTTAATAATACCGTAAAATTTGTAGTATTAGACGAGGTTGATTCTATGACAAAACAGGCGCAACAGTGTCTCCTATCTCTTATTATAAAGTCGGACGTTATGTTTTGTCTTATTTGTAATTATTTTAGTAAATTGATTCCAGCACTAAGAGATTACCTGCTTTTGATTCCCTTTTATAATACTTTCAGAGACCAGGATTATATTAAACATATCATTCAATCAGAAAACCTTGTCATTGAAGATGAAGTGTTAGAAGATATTAAATACAATTATTTCCCGGACATTCGTTCTTGTGTAAATTGTTTACAAATACATCATTCTTATCCATTTCCAGTCATTAGAAAAAAGATGATTATACAAAATTGTGAAAGATATAACTCGGGTGAAATAAAAGAATATATCAAAACCCACTCCTTCAAAGAGTATTTGTTCAAGTTATTTTTAATGATGTTTCAATATAATATTGATTCAGATTTGGTTACTATGATGCAAGAGCTCATATTCAAACCAGACTTTGAATATTTTGACCGTTTTTTTATGCCCAGGTTTATATTATTAAATAATTGATTTGAAAACAATTCATTATATTATATAGAAAATGAACTTAAACGATGAATGGAGCAAATTCCTTTTATCGGATGAGCACGAGACGGTAGAAAGGGAGGCAAGAGATACTACCTTGAAGGTTCCCAAATGCGGTGACATTTCTATCTCTACAAAAACCAAGATTGTTTATTTGAATATTGAGATTGACCTTTTCAAATTATTTTGGGATTTTCCAATGATTTCTTATGACGAGTTTGGAGAAGGAATTATCAAGAAACAGATTAAGTTTAACTTTAATACAAAGGAACAGGTTCAAGAGTTTGAGACAAGAATCAGCGAGGTTAAGTTATATAACTCTGTCACAGTGATTAATAAAATAGATAATACCAATGGTCGCATCTTATTCAAAGATATCCGAAAGGTGGATATCGGAATTTGTAAAAAAGACCTTTTAAAAATGAACAAGAAGAATGAAAAAAGCGCCTTTTATAATTGTTTTGTTTTCATTTATAGAATTCAAATTGAAAACAAATACAAGGAATTTCATATAAAACTGTTTAATACAGGTAAAATTGAAATACCAGGCATTCAGAGTGAGGCTAATGTGGATTTGGTGATAAAACATATTATACAGTTATTGTCACCCTTTTATAAGAGTAGTGTCTTTGAGAAAAAGGAAATGCGTGAAACCATTCTTATTAACTCTAACTTTATTTGCAATTACTACATTAATAGAGACGAATTATTTAATATTTTAAAAACAAAATACTTGGTAAAATGCAGTTATGACCCTTGTAGCTACCCGGGTATTCAATGCAAATATAAACTACCCCATTCAGAAGTATCCTTTATGATTTTCAGAACTGGAAGTGTTTTAATTGTTGGAAAATGCGAGGATGAAGAATTGTATAAAATTTACAACTTTATCAAGACCATATTTGAGGCTGAGTTTTATAATATCTATGAAAATAATAACGAGGTTTCTAAGAAGAAGATTAAAAAGAAGATTAAAAAAATATATATATTAGAAAATAAAATTTAAAGATAGAGACAACTATTCAAATATATGGCAACTGAGAAAGTAGAAATGGTTTTACCAAGTGCAAAAGTTATGCAACACGCGTGTAAGTTGGCTTGCACTGATGACAAGCCAATTTTGCTTGATTATTGGTTAGATTCTCAATCTGCAAAGGTTATTATTGGTGTTCGGGAGGGAGAAGATAAAATACTTGTTCGGAGCCAAGAAGAGTACACAAGTCCAATTGTAAAAATTTTTAAGGTTGCAGAGGAGTTAATTGTCATTACTGAAAATTCTATTTACATTGTCTCTTCCAAAATTCCAAGCAAAAAGATTACCTAAAAATTGAACGCAACTTTTTTAATTTGTATTCCTTCAAAAATGGATATCCGTACGCCAGATTCGTTTGTTACTGAAAGGCTTGTAGACAATAACAACAATGAGGTTGATATGGAAATGGCTCAAGCAATTGAAGAAAGTTTAAAAATATTTGAAATCAGACAAGACCGCGAATCATCTTGCAGTCGTCTTTTAAATACTTTGAGGCGCGTCATTCCTTACGATGAAAGCGTAAAAAAGGCATATGAATATTTATTGGAATCTTTAGAGTCCTACTATGAAGGTAAGCCTTGTAAAAAGGAAAATGCGGATTTTATTCGGGAACAATTAACCAAAGTAAGATTACATCAAGAAGATGTCATTTTACTTTCTAATATTTTATAAATATATTTTTAATATATATATGGATGACCTTAAACAAATGGTTTTACAGAGAAAAAAAAATAAACCTAAAAAAAGTTCTGGAACATTTGAAGAAAGAAAACGTAAAGGTACAATTAAAAAAGCAATTAAAAAAGCAATTGAAAGAGAAAAGACTGAAAAAATAGAGAGTCCGCGGCCTTCCACAAAGGGGCTAACTTTTAAACAAAGAAAAGAATTAAATCAACTTAGGAGACAACCAAAAATAAATGAAGGACAATTAAGAAAGATGTTTAATCGTGGTCAGAATCATGGTCAGTTTATGTTTAATGGGAAACCCGTAAATGGACCTTATGTTCCTCCTTATGACCCTGAACAGGCGCGTAAAGAAAGACAAGAAAGAGAAGAGTATGAAATTTATCAAAAAATGTTTCAGGATGATGAACGTTTGGATTCAGAATCTCCTTATAGACCTTTGGATAATGATGTTTACCGTTCGGATTCGCCAATGTTTACATCAAAAATGCTTGAATCTTATGTGGTGAAAGAAGCACCTGTAAGGACTCACTCTAAGCCAAAGCCAAAGACGAGAAAGAATCCAGAGCCTAAAGCTGCACCTGTAATTACTGCACCTACTCGTCCAAAGCCAAAGCCTAAAACACGCACCCCTAAACCAGCACCTAGTGTTCCAAAACCCACACCTAAAAGACCACAGCCTAAAACACGAAAAAGAACAAATGTTTCTCTATAAAAAGGAAAATAAATATCTATATTATATGAGTTCTATACAAACAGTTAGAGACAAACTTAAAAAACTTAAGGATGATATAATGAAACAAAAACTCGCAAAAGTATCAGGGACTTCTACACAAACATTAAAAAATAAATTAAATGATTTGTTCAGTATGAAAAATAGTTGGACAAAATCAAAGTATTATATCAATTTGAATAACAATAAAACTACAAAGAGAAAAAGGTCAAGAGTTATGGCAAAAAATAATATCGGAAAATCTGAAACAAAGTCAAAGACAAAGTCAAAATCAAAATCTAGGAATAGTCGCGTATCTTTCAATTTTTCTAATAGCCCTTTAAAAGGTAGTCCATTATATGACCCTTTTAAGGAAAAAACTAAAAATAAAAAGAAACCAATAAAGCCAACAAGAAAGAGTCAACCAAATGTTTCGCTATGATTCATCCTCGTTTCTTTCTTTAAAATAATTCATAATATCTTCTAGAAGACCCGGTGGACACTCTTCCGTAGGTATAATTAAACCATCTACTAATTTTATATGTTTTACTGGTTCATAATTATGTTTAATAAGGATTTGTGCTCTATTTACATAATTACGATTAATCTTTTTCCCGTGAAAAAAATGTCTAATGACCCCGGGAACATAGCCAAATCTTAACCCGTACATTTTTTCTTGAAACTTAAAAATAGAGTTTTTATAACTTTCGGTGTTGTTTTTGTCAATTACTTTATGAACGTTCTTAATTAAAGACCACATTATCAAATTGTCTCCAGAACCTAAAATGGCGTACTGATAGAGTCCGCCAATTCTTTCATAGGCTTTGCGCGTCATTGCCCACGCAAAACCTGGATGCCAAAAATTGGGTCCATTCTTAACAGGGTTACCTTTTTCATATTGATATCCCGCGCTGTTAAAGACTGTCATTGTAAGTTCATCATTATCCATATCTAACGCGTGACTGAATAATTGCACAATATCAGAATGTCCGTTTAAAATAGATAATGTGTCTGTAATCCAAGTGCTGGATTCAAACTCAATGTCGGCATCAATCCAAGCGAATGCCTTCCAGTCTTCAGGTAAAAGAGTGATACCGCAATTAATCATATTTTCTTTGTGCCATAAAGGATGTTCGGCGCGTAATTGTAGGTGACTTGAGTTATTTAATTCTGTAATCATAAATGGCTGTTCTCCGTAACATAATTCAACAATGTATAATTTGACCTTTTCTTCTTGATTCATTCTTAAGATAAATTCTCTTGCTAGTTTATATCTTCGTTTAAAAATACACGGGTTTGAAATTACCATAATCACGTGAAGATACTCTTCAAGTGGTTCATTGTTTTTAATTGCTTCTTTATTGTAATTTCTTTTGCACGTATCCAATTCAATACCATCAACAACTGTCATTATTTTTAATAAAGATAATAAATTATAATATTTTCTTTATTATATGTGTCTAAGTGTATTTCAAGATAAAAAGAAAAGAATGACTGTTGCTAGTTCCTTATATGTGCTTAATTTAAACACTTTTAATAAGGTTAAAAAAGGTAATGTTGGTGTAAAACACGGCTCTTATGAGAGAGTATTGCAAAGTAAAAGATGTAGGTCGGTAAAACCAGTTTGCGTTTAACTTGTTTACGTTTTATAACATTTGTCAAACTATAATTAAATATTAATATACTATAACTAAAATGGTTAATAGGTGCGACAAATATTATAAAACTTTTACACAAAAATCACATACACAACATCAAAAAATCTGCGAGAATGCTGACAAAATTAAACTTTTAATTGATAAAGCACTTGAAGATAAAATTAACTATATTCCAATTATAAAAGAAAAATTGATTTAAATTTAACCAAACAACAAACTACATCTGATATGGAAACTACACAAACAAAAGGATTGAAACGTAACACTATTGATAAATATTACACAAAGGGTAGTGTTGTTGACTTGTGTTTAAATAACATTAAAAAATATATAGAAATAAACACGGATGATTTAATTGTAGAACCAAGTGCGGGGAATGGTTCTTTTATTACAGGCATTAAATCATTAACACATAATTTTGAATTTTACGATTTAGAACCTGATAATGACGAAATAATAAAACAGGATTATTTGGAATATGATTACGTTAATGCTAAAAAAACTTATAGTAAAATACACGTAATAGGTAATCCTCCCTTTGGTCGTCAATCTTCATTAGCGATTAAATTTATAAAAAAATCTTGTGAATTTTGTCATAGTGTTTCATTTATATTACCCAAAAGTTTCAAAAAAGATAGTTTAAAAAAAAAATTTCCATTAAATTATCATCTTATATTTGAAATAGATTTACCCGATAAATCATTTTTAGTAGATAATCTAGAACATAATGTTCCGTGTATTTTCCAAATATGGGAAAAAAAAACAACTAATAGAATTGTTAGTGAAAAATTAGAACCAAATAATTTTATATTTGTTGAAAAAACAGAAAATCCAGATATTTCATTTCGTCGCGTTGGTGTTAATGCTGGAACAATAGATAAAAAAATAGATGAAAAAAGTATTCAATCACACTATTTTATAAAATTTACAAATGAAAAATCTATAACTGATAATATACAAAATTTATCTATAATCACATATGATTTTAACAATACAGTTGGTCCTAAATCTATATCAAAACAGGAATTAATAATCAAATTTAATCCATTATTATAATGTTAATTAAAGTATGAGGTAATAATATTTTGTAAATTATTCAAATAACATAATGTATTATTTTCAAAACCAGTTTCAAATAATTTATATGCTTTATTTTTTTTGCTTTTGAATTGTATTTCATTACAAACAACACATAATAACTTACTATTTTCGTTATTATGTTTATTATTCTCTATATATTTTGAACCTCTGTTAAGTTGTTGTCCTCCTCCCCATAAATCTAATTGATTCATACCAATAATAATTTTATTAGTTGATTTTTCAAGAATATACCAATCTGGTATTTCACTAGTAAGATGATGTTCACAATTTTTTTCAAAACAAATGTCAAATCGTTCTAGGTCCAATGCTAATTTTTTGATAAATTGATTTACTATTTTATTAAACTTATTGCCTCTTATAACTCCTTTTGTTCCTGCTGGTATTAGTTCTAATAAATATTCCTTTATTATTTTTTGTTTTGTTTCTTCGTCAATATATTTTACCAATACATCACCCAGTTTTTTTATTTCATTTTTAACAGAATTACAATCTTTATATTCACTCATTAATTTTGAATCGGTTAATTCTTCCAAAGTTTCATAACAAACTTCTTGTTTTATTCTTGTGTTGATATCTTCCATAGATAATTTTATAATCATCTCCTTTTGTTCTGTCATTTTGCAATATTATAATACTTATTTGTTTAATTATAATTCAATTTTTATAAATAATGGTTATGTAAATGAAGTTAATATAATCAATTTAAAATATAAAGTTTAAATTGATTATGTTGACTGACATTGGAATCGGAATGGAAGATATGGAGGTTTTAATTGAAAAAGGGACTCCATTGCCTCACGAGTTTTCGTGTAAATTGGCTCTACATATTGACTCTATTTCTATCTACGAGGGTTGCAGCCCTTTTTTAAAAAACAATACCCTGTTGGGCACCTACTTGTTTGATAACCTCAAAGAAGGTACCTTTGTCTTTACTTTGAAAGTGGACTTGGACTATAAGATGAAGATATTGGTAGATGATGTTTTATTAGACACGGTACAATGTAACGACGTTGCAGAGTATATTTTATCTGTGGAAGAAGTGGAGAGAAAAGAGTTAATAAAGAACCGTAATGAATACAGAGATTATATTAAAAGCACGCTGTTCTTTATAAGCGAGTCCTTTGTTTGTGAACAGCTATCAAAAAAGAATATTGCATTTTTAAATGAAAAGTTATTATGGGCGAGACAAATTCTGGATTGTCCTGATGTCTCGGCGCAAGAATTCAAAGACAGTTTGTCGGAGATTGAAGGAATAGTTAATCCTATTTTTAAAAATCTAAAAAGTCTAAAGAATAAAGTCTAAAGAATCTATATAGATTTTATATGTCCATTCAAGATACAAAGACATTTGAAGAGTGTATAAATTATGTAGAGTATTCTAAGAAAAAATGTGACTATTCAAATGTGGTCTGTAAAAAAGCCATTATGATTTTATATACACATTGTTACAAAACCTTTATCAACGTTTCTACTTGTTCTTCTGACAAAGTTTTACACGGTAAAACCTTAAATTGAAGGACTAAATCGCCTGTACTACCATTCCGTATCATACCCTTTCCTTTCAATACCTTTTCATCCATATTTTGGATTACATTTCCAACATTATTTTTAATCTTTAAACTTGTACCATCTAACTGTTGTATTGTAAAATCAAATCCGCAGATGGACTCTTTAAAGGTTAATGAATGTTTGTAGAATAATTGTAACCCTTTTCTTTCAAATGCTTCGTGCTGTTTGATTTTTATATGGACTCGCAAAACGCTCTTATGATTTCTTAAGATGTGACCCTTCTCTTCTATTTGAATAATTTCTCCATTATCAATACCTGGCGGGGTTGTCACATACACTCGCTCTTGTTCTGTTGCGATACTCTTTCCATTATTTACTTGTCTTTCAATCATAATTGGAGTATTATGTCCTTTAAATGCCTGTTCCAAAGTTATCTCTATTTCTACATCCAAAGGTTCAGGTCTAGACATATCTTCAAATGTTTCGCCCATATGCATATTCTGCATCATTTCAAAAATATTAATAGGATTACCTTGTCGCATATGAACCTGTACACGTGGACCCATATGCACTTGGTGAAACATATGAAAAGGATTTTGATTCTGGGTCTGTTCTCTTTTAAAGAGTTCATTTATAATATCATCCAACGGATTTGCACTGGGTGGCGTGTCATATTCACTTCTTTTTTGCGAGTCGCTTAAAACCTCGTATGCCTCGTTGATTTCTTGCATTTTTGCAGAGGCTTCGGGGCTTGGATTTCTGTCTGGGTGATTTTTAAAACTCAGTTCGCGGTAAGCCTTTTTAATAGCACTTTCAGATGCATCTTTTTTTATACCTAGTACTTCATAGTGACTCATTATAAGTATTTGATACAATTGTTTATACCTTTATACGTATTTTAATAAATGGTTTAAATAGGTTTAAATACTTTATTTTAGTTGTTAAAATATGAAATTAATTGAGGAAATTTATATTCCAAAAACATTGGACCAGATTATTGTGCCTAATCCAAAGGAATTTATGGAAAACATAGGCTTTTCTATAGAAAATAACAAAAATGTTCTCTTTATAGGTTCCATAAGCACTTTTAAAATACACGCAATGAAACTTTACATTAAGGAGTTTTATTCAAAGAAAAATTGCGAACATTATAATGAGTTTGTCCTAACCATTGACCCCTTTAAAGAGATTGCTTTTTGTAATGAAACAAATGAATTGAAAACCTTCTGCAAAACTTCCACGATATTTCCCAAATGTGTTTTTATTGATAATTTTGATATTATTAGCGAAAATAATCAGCAATACTTCAAGAATTTAATGGATTCGTCGCTCAATGTTTTCTTCTTATTTGGGTGTGAAAATACTACCAAAATAAATGAGATTATTCAAACCAGAATGACCCCCATTTATTTTATGGACTTGACCGTGAAAGAGTATCGCATCCTCGTGACTCAAATTATGGAAGGAGAAAATATTACAATCAAAAATGTAGATGAAATTCTAAACTATTCCAATCTTACGATTTATTCTATTTACAATTTATTTAACAAGTTTAAATTGCTAGAACTGACTCACGTAGAAGACATTCTTCCTTACATTACCTTAATTGATAATACAATTTTAGATAAGTACTTTGATTTTGTCTCCAAGGATAATCTGAAAAAGGCTACGGACCAATTGTTTTCTTTATATGATACAGGTTATTCCTTACTGGATATCTATCATTTCTTGTATGATTATTTAAGGAATAAAAAAGAATTAAGAGGGGTCAGTTATTTGTATATCAAAAAAATATGCTATTATATTCAATATATCTACAATGGATATGATAACAAAATTATGATATTATTTTTTACAAATGAGTTATTAGGTATATATAAAAATAAAGGAGAATTATATGGGTGTTAAAAATCAGATTTTAAAAGGAAGTGTTGATTTTTTTAATGAATATTTACTTAAATTCGGCACTCTTGAAAATAATTATGTAATGATTAATCCAAATAATTTTAAACGTGCTAAATATAGCGAGTCTTTAAGAGAATTTTTAGATAAAGTTGAGCCTTTTTACCATTCTTCAAAAAAGAAGTATATAAATAGAGATGATATGAATTATATGCAATTTATTACGGTGCTAAGACAGGTCTCTCATATGAATGGTGTATTTTTTGATTACAAAATTAAATACACCAATTCAAAACACTATATGGAATACTATTTCTTTTTTGATGTACCAAAGATTGAAGAAAATATTGAACCAAAAATAAATGAATGATATTATACAAAAAAATGCAATCCTTGGAACAAATGCTATCCTTAGAACAAGAAAAAAGTTTGGATTTATTTACGAAAGGACAAAATATATTTCTTACTGGACCGGGTGGCTCAGGTAAATCATTTCTTATCAAGAAAATGATAGAGGCTTCAAGAGAATTAAAGAAAAAAGTAAGTGTTTGCGCCTTAACAGGGTGTGCGGCACTTCTTTTAGACTGTGGTGCAACCACAATTCATTCTTGGAGTGGAATAAATTATGTATCTCCTGTTCACACAGATGATACTATTATTAGGCGTGTCTCTAGTAAGAAATATATTAAGACAAATTGGAAAGAAACTGACGTGTTAATTGTGGATGAGATTAGTATGTTATCTGGGCGAGTGTTTACTTTATTAAATTCAATTGGAAAAACCATACGTAAAAATAAAACCCCCTTTGGTGGTATTCAAGTCATTTTCATAGGTGACTTCTTTCAACTCCCACCCATTGGAGATGGTGAAGATGGACAATTTTGTTTTGAGTCAGAGGATTGGCTAGACGTTTTTCCGTTAGAAAATCATATTGTTTTAAATACCATTTTCAGACAAACGGATATGGAATATGTTAATATCTTGCAAGAGGTAAGGCACGGTAAATTATCTAAAAAGAGTATTGCTATCTTAAATGAATATGTGGGCCGAGACAAGGATATGTCAACGGTTATTACTAAAATATTTCCTATCCGTAAAAGGGTTGCTTATATCAATAAGGAAATGTTTGAAAAACTTAAAACGCCTCTTGTAACGTGCGAACTAGAAATACATACAGATTTGAAGACGGTAAATGAGGGACCCATTCACGCGTCCGTCCTTGATAAGTGCGCTTTGTTAACAAAATTGGAAATTGATAATGAAATTCAAAATTTAATAAAACATCATTCTTTGGAACCCTTGGAACTGAAGGTGGGGTCCTTTGTAATGTGTACTAAAAATCTTAATCTAGAAAAAAAGATTTGTAATGGTTCGCAAGGAATCATTACAAATTTTATAGATGGCAGACCGCAGGTAACCTTTTCAAACGGATTGGTAATGACAATGAATCAAGAACTGTTTCAGTCTGAAAATTATCCGACCATTGCAATCGGTCAATTTCCCATTTGTTTGGCGTGGGCTATCACGATACATAAAATTCAGGGTACAACTCTAGAAAGAGCACAAATTGATATTGGCGAAACAATCTTTGAATACGGTCAGACCTATGTGGCTTTGTCTCGGGTAAAATCATTAGACGGATTGTATTTGCTTAACTTTAATCCTTCTAAAATAAGGGCTAATCCAAAGGTAATTGACTTTTATACAATGCTGGAATCAATAGGCAAATTGGCTAGTCTTAACCTAGAGGGTGCTAACACTTAACTGTATCTAACATATAATATGAAAAATTGCAATTCGTATTTAAAACCTGCTCTTCACTCATTTTACAAAACCAATTGTATATTTTTCTTTTAACTAATTGATTATGCGGCATATAAAGACCTATATTATTTCCTGAATAATGAATAGGTTCTGTTGACATTAAATTTTCTAGTAATATTCCTTTTCCCTTTGCATCCTTTGTTCCTATGATTGCTCCGTCTATATAAGGTATTCTATTTACAACAAAATAATTTTCATTGAAATTATCGTCCATATCCTTATAAAGGTGTTCTATGTATTTTTGTAAGTGCACATTGTTTGCAGGCGACCCTGTAAAACAACTAGACGTTAGTCTTTTAACAATGGATGAATTATCTATGTTATTTATGTCGCATACGTACCAAACATTTTCATTGTCTATGCAAGAAATATTCTTCTTTAAAAACAAAGAAGGCGGTACCATAACACCTCCATACTTATTAAGTATTTTCATTAAAGAGATGTGTCTGTATTTCTCTAGTAAATTACCCGACAGTTTTGTATAATCAAAGTCTTCTTCTAATATTTCATTTATGTCAATATCGCTAAAGATGATGATATCGTAGTTCTGTGCACATACGTCTATGATAGATTTAATGCAAAGATTTATATAAGAGAGATTAAGTTTTGTAGAAGTTCTAGACCCGAAACTATCCCACAGTCTTGAATTTTTATCAAACTCCATATAAATCCATATCTTTCTCTTTTTGGATGCCTTTAAAAATTTTGCGGTATAAAAAAAGTTATCTACATCCAAAAGTTCCTGTCTTTTCAAGTTTAATTCTGTTTCCATCTTTTCCTTTAAATATTTATAATTCAATATGGAAAATAGTAAAAAAAAAATTACAATATATACAACAATACCATTCATATTATATATATTTAACATAAAAATATCATCTAATCAATAAAAACTTACTACAATACTCTTTGAACTTT